TGGACGCTGTTGGAATGCAATCTTAAAGTCACGAACCTTATCATATATCTGTTCTTTGGTTGATCCTGTTAGCACACCAAGTAATATGTCACTCAGGAAGTCCTGTACTACAGGCGGAGTGTCTGAACGTTTCAAGTCAAGTCCCATGGCTTTAACCTTGCCTGGCTTACCACCTTGATCAAGTCTAGCACCTTCCATGTCGTATATCAATGCGGCATAACGCTTCTTCTTGATATACAAGCCTTTGGTTGCAGTAATTTCTCTACCACCTTTGATCAATGCACCATTTTCACGTGGGCAGTGGCATGCTTTTTCCATAAACAGTGGGAAACTTTCGTTCAACTGATCTGAAATGTTGTCATACACCTGTGTAGCAATGTCTTTGTTCCATTCCATTTTGCCGCTTTCAACATCATCTTTGATAGCAGGCCATGCAGTAAAGTAACAACTATCAGTATCACCATACACAACAGCATCACCAGTGTGATCATATACACCCGTGATGGCTTCATTAACAAACGCATCCATGTGCTTGGCAATGATACGACCTGACAGTGTGGTTGATTGTCCAATGCGTTTGTCAAAGAACCTACAACCAGGATTAAGAATAGCACCATACAAACTGTTCAAGTTAATCTTCTTGACCAACTGTCGCTTGTCCCAGAATGCAATATCTTCTGGAGTTTCTGCTTCACGTTTCTTTGCCTGCAGTTCTTTACGTTCTGCATACCAACGCTCTAGCAGTCCCGGCACAATTGCTTTTTGTTCATAACTGAATATGGTACCGTTAGCACTTAGCATCCAAGGTTTGTTGCTGTCAAAGATCAATCGCCAAATGTCAGCGGCACTCATTATGTCACTACTGCCATCTGCTTCCCAATCAACAGTGATCTCAGTTCCTACTTCTCCGTTCATTACTGCTTGATACTCAAGGCTACCAAACATGTTTTCCCAACTATCAGCAAAACTTTTTCCAGCATCCTGTTTTTCCTTGATATACCTGTCTGTCATTATCGGACGGAGTTGTCCGATGATGCTTTCTTGCGCCATGTTGAGGGCCCTAATAGCACTGGGATAGAGTGAGTTGATGTCGATTGCTCCGATCCAGTCGTGCATCCCTTTTTTGGGATGAGCAACATAGGCACCTGCCGCTTGCGTTTCACCATGTTCTTCTTTTCCTTTCCTATTAGGTACAACCATACCACGCTGATGTGCTTCATTAATAATAGCCTGTTCTGTAACTGCCACTGCACCCATTGTTGTTTGTAGCAGTACTGTATTATCATGCGCTAGTTCGTTTGCAAGATCCAAGAAACGTAATTTCTTATCCATCTTGCCTAGCAGTGCGGTATCTTGTCGATTGTACTCAATAAAGGTCTTGAAGTCTTTGTTATACAACTGGTCAAGTGTGCCTTCGTACTGTGTTTTACGTTCACCAAGTTCATGTTCACCAATTGCATCCAGTGAATAACTGTGTCGTTCTTCGTATGTGTATTTGCGATACAGTTGCATATAGTCCATATGCACTCTGCCTATTAAATCAAATGTTAAATTCTCTGCACCAAAACGTTCAAATGTGCGTTGCTTGGGCAGTTGCCCCCANAGACACCAACGTCTATTGTCATCGTTGCTGAGTACACGCTTTATGCGCATAACCAAGTAAGGNATATCAAAACCTTCACTGTTCCAACCCGANAGTATGTCAGCATCTTCAATTAAATCTAAGAATGTGCCCAACAGTTCTTCTTCACGTTCAAACAAGAAACAGTTNTCAAANTCTTTGCACAGTTCTTCTGCGCTTTCCCAACTTAGTCCTTTGGGAGGAATNGCCAGNGTGATNAACTTGTCCATCCAGTCGTTATACACAGTAATTGCAGTTACTGCATTGAACGGATCACTAGGTGGACTGAATCCACGTTCGGGGTCAAAGTCGACCTCAATATCGAAAAAACATGTTTGCAGTTTGGGTGATTGTTGACCCAAGTAATTTTCTTCCAAACAGCGGAATACAGGATTTATATCCGATTCCCACAGTCTCTTTCCGCCGTTCACACGCATTTCTTTTTGGAACTCTTTGCCGTTGCGTGTACTNAATCTGTTCACAGGGCTACCATACACTGTACGGAACTTGCCCTTGGGATCGTCATAGTAGAACACATAGTTAGCAGGAAACTCTTTGTATACACGTTCCCCATTAACACGCTCTACAACATGTATGCGATCTGCTTTTCTATCAAATAATGCGTCTATGTAACTCATATGTTTATTGTACTATAATCAGTGAAGGGAAGTCTATCGAATAAGTTTTCATTTCTTTTTTTGTCCAGCAGTAATATATGTAGAATCGTGTCTTTAAACAAAGCACAATTATAGTTAGCCGTTGTGTATTCTATTAGATAATCTATTAGATTATGATCATGATGATAATCTTTCAATTCAGTTAAACAGTCGACTGCTTGTTGCTTGTATCTTTCATCTATAGCGTTCAGTGACAAAAAAGGCGGCTGGGTGAGGTTATTTAATTGTATTTTAAAACCTTCAAGTTCTTGCATTAGTGTTTTCAATGACCAGACGTTAAGTAAACTCACTGTTACTGCAATGGTTGAATCCACTGGCCACTGTTTGATGATTTGTAGATTTTGCTTAACCTTATCCCATTTGCCGCCGTGTCGGAGTATATCAAATTCTTCTCCAACCGCATCAATACTAAGCATTAGCGTTACATGTTTAAACTGTTTCCATATATCAATGATGTTTTTATCTTTAAATTTTGTTATTGTGCCGTTGGTATTATATTCCAGGACGATATTTTTACTGTAACCCTTTTCTACTAGAAGTTCTAGTAGCATCCAATGGTCAGAGTTAAGCAATGGCTCACCACCAGTGTAGTATATGTTCTGTAGTTGATCAGTAACAATTTTTTCTAAATACTGACCAATATCTTGTTTGATTATAAAGTCTTTGTTGCCTAATTCTTTATTGAAAAGACTACTGTATTCTGGACCGCACATTCTACATTTCATATTGCATAGATTTGTGTTGCGCACGTCAAGATATCTATAGGATCTGTTGTTGTACAGTTGAAACTTTTTTCTGTAACTGTCTAGTCTATTCTTTTCAGCATTGTGACAAACTTCACACGGAGACTCGGGTTTGCCCGTTCTTATGTCTGCAAAAGGATCGTTAAACAATTCAGATACAGGTTTCCTATAATCCTTGTCTATCATGCAACACGGCGCAATAGTTCCATCTGGGTGGAATGTAATACTGTTTTCTATTGCTCCGCACCGCCAAGACATATTACCACCATCCTGATGCTACACCATATCCAAATATGTTAACACATGCAAACCAGCTAGTCAACAAAAACGGAAAAGGTAAACTTCTGCGTAAGTATGCAATTGCACCCGAAATACACCCAACAAAGAACCCAGGATACACTATCAACATGTTGGGTGCGTCTGCTGTTGCGGCTAACAACGCACTGGAACCGACAGTTGTAACGAAACTGATCAGCTCAAGATAAAATGCTGTGCGGTCACTGGTGTAACTGCTGACCCAAAACTTCTTTATGTTTTCCAATTAAAGAGTACGGCCAACAGTTTCGAGAATAGTGTTTAAGTCTTCGTGATCAGCGTTTTCGTCTGTGAGTTTGGATTTGTATGCAATACGCACAGCCTTCTTGAGAATACTGGGTTTGATTTCCATTTCTTCTGCAACTGCTTTGATAGTGTCACTTAGGCCTGCGCTAAGATCTTCAACTTCTTGCATTACTGCAATACCTTCGTTAACAACCTGTGTGAGTTTTGCTTTTTGCTCTGAACTGAACATTCTTGATGCCATCATTGATCTCCTGTTAGTAAAGTATAGTATTATACAGCATTAGACTACGTAAATCAAGCGATTTAGAAACTATTTGCCTTTGGTAGTTTTGTATTGCCATTCGTCTGAATGACCCACAGTCCACTTTGGAGTTGTTTCTACTTGGTAATTTTGACTACAAACTTTAAAGTCTGGAGTCATCAGTTTCTCTGGTATAAGACTTTGGTCACGCCAGATAACTCTATTGTTTGGCTGTGCGGCAAACTGTCCATTATCCAATTTGATTACGTTGAAACTTTTGTGTTCTGGATCATGTTCTGAAAAGTTTGTATCCAGTATGCTGATATCTGCATGTGCGGTATCTATAGTAAAAGCATACT